TCCGCTGCCCATTAATTAAATGCCACGCGCAAAGACCATGACTTTTACCTACATGTTCTGCTATTTCTTGCGGTTCTAGTTCCGAGGCGACCCAATTAGCGTTGAACGCAGTGAAGTTTCCCCCAGACGCTATCTTGCCTGTCTCAGGGTGGAGATACTTTGCGACAACCTTGTTTACAGAACAGATGAACTTCATGGTGTGTCGCGGGGTGCCTCCAGTATGCCTGAAATGTCATCAAGCAATCTAAAGAGAAGGTGAAGAAGCCCCTCCTCGACTGCCTTTTCAAGGTTTGGGAATTCTACTTTGAAGCCTTGGCCTCGTAGTACTGCCTAACCACTTGAAACCAATTTTCTTCGTCTCTCTCGACCTCTTCAGGGCCAAAAGTAAAAATCTGTGTGTTGAATTCTTCTATAGCTGTAGTAACGATGATCTGCGTTTTATCTATCTTAATTCCAAGGCAAGCTTCCGCAGCTGCTTTATATGCAGCTAGTTGAAGTTTAGTTTTCTTAGTTTTAAACACACCGGAGATTAGAGCCTTTCTAGTCTTTTCGTCGATTTTTGCGTCTTTGCGGGGGAAGCGGGCGGAGTATGGACCGTTGCTCGTCTTGAAATCAGCCAGAATAATCTCAGCGTTTTGGTTCATGTAGATCAGGTCACAACATCCGGCGTAACCGTATCCAGTCTTGTCGTCGTAATAGTGAATTCTTCCTACACCGTCGTCGCCTACGTAGCTTGACCAGCGTGGTTGGTTGAACGGCTTTTCGGACCAGAGCACTCTTCCGCCGCTAATGAGTTCGTCAAGCAGCTCAGGCATTCCGTTCCAGTACGGACTATATCGTTCCGGAGGAACAACCTTTAACCCTAGTAGGTAGTTTTCCACACTCGAGTGAATCCAAGTTCCTCTTTCGGCGGCCTGATCGGCAGCTCCTGGATTCATCAGGTTCCAATGAGCTAGTTTTTTTCTCGTTTCCTCGGTTTGTGTGGCACTCAGGATTGATGTTACTGAAGGAAGCGGTACAGGAACTCCATTGCAAATGTAGTGCCTTAATCCGTTAACTGTTACGCGTGTATCGGACACAAGATACGTGTCAATTCTTAGTCAGCTTAGAACGAATCTGAGATTTCAGTTTCTTCCTCTTCGTCATCATCGTCTTCATCGTCAATAAAGAACTCTTGCTTCTGATACTGATACTCTCTGTTACGTTGGTCGAGTTCGCTCATAAGACACAGAGCCGCAGAGAAGCCTTCGATTGTTATCTCAGCGCATTCTTCTGGTGATCTCGCTTGACCTTGATAATCCATACACTCTGTTAGCAACTGTTGCCCAACGAGCAGAGCAGTGATCTTATCTAGTTTAGCGTTCTGTTCTGTCTGGAGTTGTACCATCTGCTCCAGAATGGCGTTAAGACGCTTGGTCACTTTCGAAGATTTTTTGGATGCGGCCAGCCTACTTCGAAATCAATAAACGTACTGCACCTAGCTGCTCCAGCCTTCTTGAATACAAACCACGCAGAAGTCACAGAGTCCTTTAATTGTTTACCATCGGCACGAAATGTTGGCCTAGGGGACAGAATCTTCATATTTACTAGAGAAGACTCGTTTAAGAAAGCTTCACGGTTCCGCGTGGGTTCGAGGAAGGTGATCCTATCAAGAAGGATCAGACCTTCTCTCGCAATATCAATACCGTATTCAGTAATCCATGAGGTGTATTGAGGTGTTCCTTGTGTTATTGCGATCACCCAGTCTACTTTGTCTCTTAGTTTCTCCCACCATTCAGGGTCCTGTAGGTTAGCCTCATCGTCGTTGACTAAAACGTCGGTTATCCCTGCTTCTCTAACCTGCTGTGCCAGCTGTCCGTTGAAGTCTGACGGAAGTAGAATTGACCCATCTCCCCATCCGCTCTTAGCTATGGGAGCGAATATAAATTTCGGGACTTGGTAGAACGACATGGAAGCAGATACCGTTTTGGATAAGTTAAAGGCTCACCTCACGCTCGAGCAGAATTTTGCTCATCGAGTGTTTCTAGATAGCGTCAAGCGACTCAGTGAGTCAGAAGCTGATGAGCTCCTTGGTCTCATATACGCAAGCTATCTTATCAGGGGTAAACTACTTGAAAACCTTGTGCTCTACTGCGCTGCAATGGATATTGATCTCCCTTGCTTCGGGGACCTCCTCGATATGGCATAAAAAAGGGCTCTCTGGTGAGAACCCTTAAGGTCGGTTTGGATCGGGTCTCAGATCTCAAGACCCGCTGCTTTTAAAGCAGCCTTTTGTTCTTCGGAAAGTTCTTTACTAGCGCTTTCCTTCTTAGCGGCAGGAGGTTCCTTATCTGCCTTAGCTCCTGGCTCACCCGCAGAAGCGGGAAGAGAAGCCAAAGTAGCAGGGGCGGATCCTTCTAGTCTCTTGGGGTTAGCTTCAACAAAAGCTTCCTTGATTGCCGCGTGGTCCTCTCCCAAAGGAAGCTCGACCAGATTCGCACCGGAGATACTACTACGTAGAGCACCTGATACCAGCTCTCCTCCATCGCTTTCAAGCCAATTTCCAATATCCTCGATAAGCTTCCGCTCTTCATCGCTTTGAGCAGGGCGGTCTTTGAATTCGAGAACGTTGTAGTTGATCTTTGCTCCATCGGCTCCAGTTACAGGGTCCCTCTCGTTGAAGGACTTCTGCGTGAACTTGGTTGAAGTGATTACCTCACCAACGTTAATACGGTTGTTGTAGAGCGTTTGGAAGTATGAAATAAAGTTTTTCTGACTCGACTTGCCGCTAATGATGCTTGTACATACACAGCGTGGAGGAAGAAGACGATGAGAAGGTGTGACACCAATGTAACTAATACGAATAAACTCCTCGTGCGAGCGCATACCGAGGTTACCGAAATACGGCGTGAACCCAAGAAGGATGAATTCAATGGGTATACCGTTGTCATTCGAGTCAGTGATGGCCGCTTCAGAGTCAGTATCGGATTTCCAACGGCGCGCTTGAAGATCGATACGGAGCGTGTGCGGCGGAATCTGGCAGAGGATTTCATCAGCCGAGAACTTTCCTGCGATAAATACCATGGTTAATCAGAGCGAAAAGTCGAGAGAACCGAGAGCAGCAGTAGAAACACGTCCTTTTTCAGGATCGGCGGCTTTCTTTGGAGCAGACCGCGTTGAACGGGGCAGATAGAGAATCTTGTCTACGCCGTAATTGAGGAACACACGCTCTTCTTTTTCCGAAGTGCTCACGCGCCCGACAGCAATCGTCGGGGTTCCGGGCGGGAGTTCAGCGAGCTGACCCGAGAGTTCGTTCCAGCAGCTGAGCTTCATCCAGCTGGTTTCTTGTTTTTCGTCTTGCCAAGCAAGCGAACGATTAGTAACGGTGTTGTCCGCGAGTTGGGTTTCCTCAGTTTTCGGACCCAGGCCACCCGTGGCGACAAAAAGGTTGACCGCAAGTAGGTCATCCCAGTTATCTTTGCGCACGATCAGCATAGGTTGCATTTTCAGCACACCGTCTGGATCTGCCTTGGTGGGTCCGATTGCGAAGAAAGTCTCCCCTTCCTGGACTTCGTTCAGGAGTTTTCCCACGTAATGGTCTGCTTTTTGGACCAAGCAGACTTTCGTTGAGATTTTTTTCTCCGTTGCGGGAAGAGACTCCGCTGTCAGTGTGACGGTTCCTTCTTCGAGAAGACCGCCGCCCGATGCGCGGAGACCCAGCACAAAAACGTTCATCTGTTGAGGATTCGGTAGATCGTTGATCTGTGGACTTTGAGTACCTTGGCGATTTCCTTTACGGGCACGCCTTGGCTGCTGAACACTAGCGCCAAATTCACGTCTGCGCTACTTAACTTTGATGCTTTTGTCGCTTTGTATTTATTGTGGTATGGATTTACACACAGTTTATTTCCGCATAAGGGGGACACCACTTCTTCTCGTGTTATGTCTAGGTAGTCCAAGACCACTGGTCTTACGTAGAAGCGATTGTTCATCAGGTATGCTACCGGCACTCCGTTGACCAATCCTTGGTCCCAGAGCTCGCATGTCTTGTGCTCAAACTCGTTGTAAGCCAGTTTCCTGAAGAGTTTGCTGAGGCTTGTTTCCTTCGCTTCTTCATAATGCAGCTCGAATCGATCTGCTTTAAGCGCCCTTGCGATGTCTTTCGCCTGCGCCTGAGCGTGGCCAGCGTCGTTGGCAGTTATAGCCAATACAGTTTTAACTCGTTTAGTTTCTAGTGTTATAGAGTATTGCGTATACATTTCTCTTTCTCCGTGCTTGGCCCGAAGTGTACATAAAAAAAGCTCCGCGTTTGCGGAGCCTTTGCCCTTAGTTTTAATCCTCAGCCTTTGAGGAAAGCTTCGTAGTACTGGCGGAACGGATCCTTTTCGTCGGCAGGGATTCCGGCGCGGTAACCACCTTTATACGCTTGAGTCTTGCCGTAGAAAGGTTCGCCTAATTCGGTAATGCGGTTTGCAACGTTACCGATTGCTTCCAGGTTAGTTTGGATTCCACCAGGACGATAGTAAGCTTTGCCTTCGATGATGCGGCGGCCGAAGTCTGCGGGGTCATAGAACTGCCCCATTTGCTCCGGCGTGGTGTAAAGACCTTCGACGAAGCTTTGATATCCCTGGGTTGCAGAGAGATCTCGTGTGATCGGTTTGATGTCTGTTGCAGTAGTGGCGTAAGGCTCGTAACCCGCCGAGCGAGCAGCGGTGTAGAACCGACTGATGTCTTGGCCGTAGTCGTTGCCGCTTTGGAGGTCTTCGTACAGACCGCTGTAAAGTTTGTTGAAATCTTCCTGACTCTTGATCCCCGTCGCACCGATAGCGCGATGCAGGAGTTGAGTTGCCTTACCAGCCGCCTCTTGCTGACTCAGGTTGCCTGTGTAGTCCTTGCTGTAAGTAACGTTCGAGACGTCGTAAGCAGGTTTCGTGGTGGGCACAGGAGTTGGTTCGGGTGCAGCTTCAGCAACTTGCTGAGGTGCTGGGGTCAGCGTGAACACGCTTTCCCGCGTGGGCATCTTGGGTGCCTTATAGCTGAGAACACCACCACGGCCTTTCTCGAGGACTTTGGATTGGAAGGAAGGCACAAAACCTTCCATAGTTCCAGTGCCTTCGCCTTCGTCATTGAAAAGCTCACCCAGGTCAAAGCCGAACTTTGTCCCCGCCATCTTCATTAGCGAGGAGGGTAACTTGTACCGCGTGGCAGTCATCTGCTTAGAGCTTTCTGTTGATTCTAGTCTACAGAATTTTATGCTTCTTTCTTTTGCATACCGAAGGTTTTAAAGCCTCCGAACACAGGGGCAGCCTTGTACCCGCCTACGAGCCTTGGTTCCCGAGGGCTCGAAAAACCGTAGTAGGAATCTTTGTCCTCTTGGAACTTAGGCGAGGCTAAACCGGGAAACAGCTCTACGAGACGAGAATCACTCTCTTCTTCGCCATCGAGGCTGATATTGAAGATGTCACCTGCGTAACGAGCTGCCATGCTAGTTCCCTGTTTGATCTCAGTTTAAAAGAATTATTTGTTTTCTACAAAGAAACGTTTGAGGTCGAACCCTGGACCAACAACTCCTTTGAGAACTCGCATAGTCATCTTGGCTTCCTCGTGGTCGCTATAGTGCTTTGCTTTTTCTTTATCTGGTGTGTACCTAACTAGCCTCTTGTTTTTCTGGTCGAGACAATCCCTTACGTAAAGGTTCTCACGGGTGATAACCCACACCTCTTGGAATCTCAGGAGGGGCATCGCCTCGGTTTCCGCAAGCGTATACAGCTTTTGCGTATAAGCTACTTTCTTTTCAGTTTTTTCGCTAGTTGTCTTTACAGTTATCGACGATATTTTATTTTCGCTTTTGGTTTTAAGGTTCCTTTGAAGGTTTCTGGCTTTATTCGCCGCCTTGAGTGCGGTGTCAAACTTCTCTAACGTGAAGCATACGTACTCCTCTGTACGCACACAGCCAACGTAGCTTCCATCTACTTTTGCAGTGAATATCTCCTTCTTTTTATCTACAGGGAGACCTATGATCTGCATAATCTGCGTTTTTAAACGGGTTGAGTCTACCTTATTTTCTTTAGTTTCCTGGGTCGAGTAGAAATAACCGAGTTTGCTCGTGCCTCGTGGGGGTCTTGAATCCATCCCACAAGACGTCAACGTAGACCCTTCTACTGCCAACAGAGTTTTTGATCAGAAGGATCTCAATCACTTCGCCTTCTCTTTCGCTCGCTGCTATTGCTGCGAACTTTTGTTTGTATTCCTCCCCCCTCATAGGGTTTACCAAGGAGTGTTGAAACTTGTTGATTTCTTTAACGCGGTCTCCCACTTTGAATTTAATTTTCGGTTCGGGTTTTTTCCTCTTGCGCGTTGTTGGCGTCGTCATTTTTCAGCCCAGGTTTTGCCAGTCCCCGCGTCAGCTTTTGAAGGGACGATCTTGAGGATAGTCTCAGCGGCTTCGCGCATGCACCTCTCAAGTACTTCTTTGTAGTAATCCGTTTTACTCTCAAGCACTTCGAGGACGATTTCATCGTGAACACACGCCACGAGGTGCGCCTCTTCGTTTAGATGTTCGTTTAAGTTTGCGAGCGATAGCTTAAGGATGTCCGCACCTGCTCCTTGGATCAGGGTGTTTGCGCATGCCGTCATTGTCGCATCGTCGTAAGACAGAAGACGTCTTCTTCCTAGTGGAGTCCTCACATAGCACCAACCGTCTTCTACTAAAGCTGCTCTTTCTCGGTGCCATTGACGTAAACGAGGGTAGGCGTTGTGAAAGGCAGCGTGGGCAACTTTTGCCTCCCCTATCGAAATCACCTTCCCGGACTGAGCCGCGTACGTTTTGTATTTCCTGTAGCCCATCCCGTACAGAAGCGCAAAATTCAGAGTTTTACCTTCCTGCCGCTGATTCTTCTTAACTTCTTCTAGAGGGACCTTGTAGATAAGGCTCGCCGTAACTGTGTGTAGATCCCGTCCTTTCTGGAAAGCTTCGATCATCTGAGGGATGCCAATCAGTTCCGCACCAAGCCTCAATTCAATCTGAGAGAAGTCGCAAATGATTAGGTTGTAACCCTCGCTCGAAACGAAACACTCTCGGAATTCGTTGTTGCGCGGTATCTGCTGAGCGTTTACAGCAAATTGTGTTTTTACCTGTTTAGCTGTCTGCTTCTTGGCACCGGATGAAGTGAAGCGTCCGCTGTTGGCGCCGTACTGATTATATTGACTGTGAATCCTAAGAGACACAGGATTAATATTTGCAAGTAGTTTCTCGGCATGTTCGAGCCTTGTTTCGATCTTGACCCGTTGTCGGTAGAGATTAAGGATTCGATCGTCGCTGTCGAATTCGGACAGGGCGACTTGATTAAGCGTCGGTTTGCCTGTTCTTCCATCAAGAGGTAACTCAATATCGAGGGCTTGGAAAAGCTTGACGCACTGGACACCAGAGCCAGGGTTGAATTCCTTTCGCTGTTTCTTACCGATTGCCAGCTGTCCATCGATGTTCCTGGGTAGCTTCAGGTCAGGTGGAAGAGCGTCGTCGAGCTCGGTACAGAATTCTATAGTCTTTTTCTGGAGTTCCTCGGAAATAGATTCTTTTAACGTAACTAGCTTATTAACATCAACGTTAAATCCTCTGTGACACATCGATGCCACAGGGCGGATGCACTTGGATTCGAGGGAGTATATGTCGAGAAGAGCCTCCTCTGCCAACTCCTTAAGTTGGTCCGCTGCGATCCTTGGGAGCAGATCGACGTCTTTAGCTGCGTAAGTAATCTGATCCTCGTCCAGATCCATCTTCGACCAGTCAGACACCTGTTGTTCCTTATCCACTTCGAGCTCCAACCGCCTCTCGACTACTGCTTTCAGTGAACAGGAGACATCCGCAAAGTAAGGTTTCTTCGCCTGTGGACTGATCCGCTTCTCTTTAAAACCAGCTCGAAGGCACCTCTCGGCGATAAAGGTGTCGAATATCTTTCCTTTGTAGTCGATGCCGATTTTTAAAAGGAACTGGAAGTCAAAATTCATGTTGTGAGCTACGAGCATTTCGCGACTCTCGATTAGTTCCTTTAACTCCTTAGTGGGTTTCACCTTGAAGCAGTCGATCACATAGACAGTCCGATCCTCATCCTTCTCTTCTGTGGAGCAAAGCTGGAGAAGCCGCAGGTCCGCAATGCGAGCGTCAAGTCCTGTCGTTTCTGTGTCGACGCAAAGCTTTTTGATTTCTTTGAGCTCAGCAAGGGCCTCACTCAGCGCGTCTTGTGTTGTGATGTACTTGACTTTCATAATAAAAAAGGCGCCGCTGAGGGCGCCCCGTGGGTTTCTCTGCGCCGTTAAGCAGCAGCATAAGCGTAACGGTTCCGCACGCGCTGCGACCAGCGGTGACTGATGAACTTGTTGATGTCAGCCCACTGCTCGGAGGCTTTGATTCCGAGTTCGGTCAGCTCAACGTTGTAGACAGTCCGACGGAGGAGCTTGAGGTTACCTTCTTCGCTACCGCTCTTTGATCCAAAATCAGTCGTTTTGGTTGTTTTAATCATTCCCCAGCTCATGAGTAGCGACAGACCTTCGCGAAGAGCCGTGTACACAGGAGAAGTATGGAAACACTCGCTGCGGTCGATACCGGGGCGCTTATCGATGGGCTTGTAGTTGTCGTCGCCATCCTTCATAAAGCCTCGGAAACAAGCGGAGTCAGCGCTTACCTCTCCTTTAAATGCGAGATCATTCACCGTGGACACAGCGATCTGACGAAGGGTTCGCTCTTGGCCTTTGGCGAGGGAAGCGAGGAGCATTGCCGCTCCAAGACTCTTCATACCATTCATCTCATTAAGCTCAGCGATAGCGTCTGAGGCTCGTTCGATGGCTCGCGACGGCTTGATGTCGCTAATACGCTTAATCTCGGCGCTAGCGCGTCGTTTCTTGCTGAGCTCAATGCCCTCGATTGCAAACCGTGCGGCGAGAGTTGCGAGCTCGGGATTCTTCTTCTCCACGCTCAAGGAGAAGAGCTTCTTCGAGTCGACAAGGTTGGGATCGATATGGTTCAGGATATCGATCGTAATCTTGGCGGGACTTTCTGTGGCCGAGAGGAGGGCCTTGGCTTCGCTTTGATTGAGCTTTGTTTTGCCAAGTGTGAAGGCGAACTCGAACTGCATCGAGAGTTTTTGAATGACTTGTCGAAAGTAATGGCGCTACTGAGACATGTCTTGGTTTTTTCGTTTATCTTTAGATTCCTGTCGCTTTCCGTTTGCTTTTTGCCACTCGCCGAGTCGAGTCAGTATCAAGGCATACTGACCCCACTCTGAGATGGAGTCGGTGATCTGCATTGCAATTAACTCGAAATCGAAGGTCGTAAGCTCGATGCTTGTCCTCGCATCCTGCATGGAACTTATTCCGTAGTTTTCGAGCATAAAACTCTTAAACGATATAGAGCACTCTAGAACTTTGCCTTCGTCATCTAGTCTCGTTAGGTTTATTAACTGCTGTTTAGGCAAGAAGACGATGAACGTGTCCTCAAACTTAAAGCTGTTATCAGTCTTGTCTTGATTATTTACTTCCAGATAAGTATCTAATAGTTGATCGCGGAGCCACTCTTCAAGCTCAAATCGAGTCGTATTTCCGCCGTACTTTGTCTCTAAGTTCCGGATTGATCTAGCAAGGTTTATCCGGCTCATTGGGAGTCAACCTCGTATAAATAGGTTCGCCTGCCACGATCTTATTGCAGATCCACCAATTGCCTAGGTCGTCGGCCCAGAAGTCACCAATCTTTGAGAAGTTGTTTGCGGCTTTTCTTGGTAGGTTATAGTAAGCTATAATATCATCTACTTCCTCCAAGTCTTTTTTGTTAAAGAAACTCATGGTCTACCTCAGCGCATTTTGAAACAAGGTTACTGACTCTGGGTTGTCTTGGATGTCTACAAGTTGCACATCGTCACTGAACTGACTGAGAACTCGAGCCTGGACGCCAATGCAGAACGAAGTCCACTGGAGATCCAACTCGTCCTTTAGTGCGTTGAGGCGCCTGATAAACGGGTCGCTTACCTCAGCCTGACCATCTGTAATCATTAAAACGTCAGCCCTGGGATCAATAGCAGAGTTCAGCGCGTGGTCTATTACTGAACTAAACGACGTGCCCCCATGTGTAGTCCAACTCAAAACAAATTTAAGAAGGTCAGCGTTATTTCCCCGAGCAGGGTCGAGGAATATACTTTTCTGAACTTTGGTGTCGAACAGGTGAATGCGTAGCTCACGCTTTTGTTGGACGCATTCCTCTGAGACCACATAAGCGAGAGCTTTGCTCCAAAGTTCTGCCTCTCCGCACATAGAGCCACTCACATCGATATACATAACCACTGGGCCTCTGTCGATGTCTTTTATCTTCGCCTCGTAATCCTTGGTGAGAACTGTTTTCTGGGCATATTTGAGAGCGAAAAGAGCCCGACCCTCCTCTGTGGCAGCCAGAGCGAGCTCGACAGGGAAGGCTTTTGTCACCTCGTCTGAGAACTTCGCACCGACAATGTCGCTGTAGTTGCTCTGTGCACGCTTAGCTCTCTTGCGGTCGTTCCAGGCTCGTCTCAACGCACCAAGTTTGTTAATTAGTTTCTTTAAGCTTGGGTTGCGTTGGAGTTTCTTCGCGAGCTCGCGCTTTTCGTGCAGATCATCACTGTGTTTACCGTTTCCTTGTTGGCTTCCTGCAAGACTGTTGATGGCGTTTTGTGTTTCATTAGAAGTCTTCTCGACAGTGTCGATTGCCCGTGAGATTTCAGGCTGCACCATCTGACGGCTTTTCTCGACAGCCTCTTCGATGGCTTTACCTAGCTCTTTCCCTGCTTCTCTGATTTTTGCAGCGCTCCTGTCATCA